GATCGCAAGGCCAATTCGGACTTCCGTCATAGAACCATCGCCCTCAATTTCGCGGCAAGCGCGAGATACTGGTCTTTATATTGCAGCTGGTGGCTTGAACCGGCCGACGAGCCGTATTTTATCAGCAGCGTGTCAGCCGCTAGAAGCTCAACAACCTGCGCCAGCAAGTCGAAGACGTTGCCCTGAGCGCCATTCATCTGAAACTTGCCGTCCGGTGATGCCTTGAAACCGAACGAGCCCGATCCATTCGACCGAAGGTGGAAGTTCTGCAGATCAATGCCGGGGATGTCCTGAGAAAGGCTCTCCCCGCCCGATATCGACGCGCGCATATTCGACAGATGGAATGATCTTGCGTCGGTCGGCGTGGCCTCGCCGCCTTCCTCCCACCCGTCCATTGCCCGCATTTGAGGCGTCAACATTACCGGCGTGCCTACCGGGATAGGGAACGTCATGCCCCCGTTCGCTGTCATAGGCTGGTCCAGAGGCACTTCGAGCAGCTCCGGCATGTCCAGCTGTTCGCCATTGACTACGGGCTTGTACAGCGGTTTCACGTTGACGGTGCGCCCATTCCATGCCGAGGTCGTCACGCCGGGGATAGGGCCCCAGGTTGCGTCCTTTTCAGCCTGCGCAAACTGGCCAACCACATCCTGAGGGGTATTCGTCGTCTTGCCGATATAGCCTGGCATTACTTCTTCACCCCTTCATCAACCTTGCCGCCTTTTATTGCCTCGGCGGTGATGTCGACTTTGAAGTCTCCATTGTGGTTGTCGCCGCTATAGGTGACGGTCGACACCCGATAGATTCCGTCATCCGCGTTCATTTCGAGCGTTTGGCTTTTAAGCTGCACACGTCGGTTCGGCCTGATCTCGGGGTTCAGAAGCGCAGAGACGCGCACCCCGTTATCCGTTATCGCCGGAGTTCCAATCATGCCGGTTTCCGGTGTGATCAGCGTGACGCTGCCTACATACCCATTGCCGGGGATGATCTCGATTGTTTCGTTCTGGATTGACCAGTAAAAGCCATTCCCTCGGCCGATCGTATCCATCTCTCTGGAGCATGAGCCGCAAGCCGCATATGGCCTCTTGAACGTCTTGCTTTCCAGATCCTCTGGATATTTGAACTCGCCGCGGCTTACCCCCTGCTTCTCCATCTGCTTGGCGATTTCATCCACCACATCCTTGACCGGTGTGCCGGCTGGGAAGGATTTGCTTATGGTTGCCCGCCTGAGAGCTTTGTCACCATCGCCGCAGGAAATGATGGTCATGATATTCGGGCCGTCTCTCCGGTGCTCTACGTCCCGCACAGCGCCCTTGAAGATAACGCCGACGTTCCCGCTCTCATTCGGGGGGATATACCCGGCCTCGAGCGTTATGGTGTCCAGTTCCTTCCCGATGCTGTTCCGTGTGCTTTCAGCCAGATTAAAGAGGGTGATGTCTGCCGAGTTGGCGGAACTCGATATCCCCTTCGTGATCTGGAACGCGATTTTGATCTGGTCGACTGTGCTGTTGCCAGGATTGACGACGTACCCACCATTGAACTTCGCCCTTACCTTCCGAAGATATTGCAGAGCCATTTACTGAACCTCCGCGACTTCCTCGTCAGTTGCATGGAAAAGGCGAACTGTGCCCGCCGGCAAAGCCGATCGGTCAGGCTCCGCGCCTTCGGTGACGGACGCGGCGAAGATGACTCCAAGCCCGAAATCAAACGGCGCGAGAAGATCAATCCCTGTCACGATGCGCCGCCCCTGAAGGACAGGCTGATCGTCAATGGAAAGGTCGAACGACCAGCGGTCAGACGATGGATTGTAACGGACACGGAGCGTGATGCGCCGGCCGTCAATAATCGTCCCAAACTGCTGATCAGCCTGATCAAGTATCTCAAACCTGTTCATCACCCACCAAAGACGTTTGAGAGGATCGACTTGTTTGCCGCCGGCGCTGTCGTCACGCCGGCATCGCCGCGCTGAACTGTGCCGGAAGCCCTGTCCGCTGTGGTCGCCCCCTTTGAGGCGTTCGGGCTTGGAGCCGCGGCCTTCGTGCTTTTGGTGCCGCCTGCCTTACCCCGCTCAGCGTTGTCACCATCTGGATCGGCCGCATAAGACGTCCCGACGATGATCACTTCCTGAAGCTCGACCCGCGCTCTCAAAACCGTCGAGAAAGTTGCGTCTCGATCGGGATAGATGCCCTTGATCAGCAGGTTGTTGTAGACCTTCAGCCCTGACACCAGCGAGAACGGCACCCGGCTTTCCTGAAAAGCCACGAGAGCATTGAAAGATGCGGTTGCCGCATCGTTCGCTATCTCAAGGCCTAGCCTCTTCGGCATAACGACCGCATGATCGGTGATCTTGGCGCCGGTCTCGATGGGTATCTCGGTAATATCCAATTCCGAGGTGTGCCGTTCGGACAGCACGCAACTGATAGGAACAGGACCAATGGCAGACGAAAATGCGATGATCGATGCCATCAGAGCCCGCCTCCTACCAATCGCGCCGGCGGTGTTGCCGCGTTTGCAGATGCGTTTCCTACCGCCTGCCCTACCGCCGCCCCAACCTGCGGGGTGACGTTCTGAACACCTTGAACCGTTACGCCGCCAACCTGCACTGTCACTGACTGATTGCGGCTGTCGTTGACCGTGTTTTCGATGCTCTGGGTCGCATTAGCCGCGTTCATCTTGGCCATGTTGCTACGAGCGTTCGAAACGCCGATATCGAGGTCATCAGCCACCTTGCCTGGAGAAGGACCAAGACCCGCG